TTATGTCTGATGCACCGTATAGCCCATCTAGGTTTACAACTTCCTCAAAGTCAAAGCCCATCTCCACAAGCTCACCCACGCGCATTTCTGTGCGGTGTGCTACAATATATGCGTCATCTATATTGCGTGCCTGCGAGTTAATAAAGAACTCCTCTGGCGGTACGCTTTCCAGCTTCATACGTCCATCTGGCATCTGCCTGCTGATCTTCAGATCATGCATTGGCATCTCTATCTCTACGCCAAACTCATCTTCACTCATACTAGCTGTCATGCTGTGCTCCAACACAGTCACATCATCGTCTGACACGATAAGTGTATATTCTTCCTCAGTCAGATTGGTATATGTAAATATCTCTGCACGATAGCTAGTTTGCCAGTATGCCTTGATAATGCCTGTTTTCTTCACCAGCGCATCGTGAAATGCATCGTTTAGCACGCGATACCCGTCATTCTGGTTAAACACGTAATGCATGTATTCTGTAGCCTGATCTGCCATAGCTACATCTTCTGGACCACGTGGCACAAACTCCACTGGCCTGCTGGTAGACATAAACACTCTCATCAAGCTAGGCTTAACTGCGCGAACTACATCTCTAACTTTGGTGCTAACACACTTACTTCTGCCATCCTCATAGCCAATGTCTACCTCACCATCAAAGTAGCGCTGTGCCTTAATTCTATCTTGCGTAATCTCGCTCTCAACAAAGTCTACAGCCTGTGCAATAGCATCCTGTAGGATTGCCTCTATCTCGCGTCTACTTTTTTCTTGTGGCTGCATGTTATTGCTCCTGAGTTGCCATCGCTGTGCCAGCTAAGTATGGTGCTATTGATCGATCTATTCTATCAAAATTCTTTGGATTTGTTGGATTTAACAATAAAGTCCTAAACAACTCTTTATCTTCTAATGCTTTCAACATAATTTCTTGAGCCTTATCGCCAGTTAATCTTTCTACAAATTGTAAAAATCTTGAAGAACCTATCTGGGCGCTTTGAAGTTGTCCACCAGCGCTTACGCCACCTATTCTTGAACCTAACCTAGCACCAATAACACGGGCTAAAACCGTAATTACGGAGTTTGGCTTAAACGGATCAAGTGCTCCCTGCACATCACCGCGAACTCTTGCAATATCTAACTTTTTAAGCTCATTTGATATAACTCTAATTCTATTGATTTCTGGTTGAGTATAAACTTCTTTTATCATTGAGCTAAGCGTTTTATCATTCAGCACATCTTCTAACCTTGCGCCGCTCAACTCTGCAGTAGGCCCACCCTCAACTCTTGGCGTCCTTAATTTTACAAGTGAGTTGTTAATAATTTTTTCAGACAGAGCCTTTTTAACCCCTGCAAGCGCTTGCCCTGTGTTGTCTTTTTTTGCAGAACGAACTAATGCAGCCATAGCTTTTTGAGGATTAGCCGACTGTATAATAGAGTTTAATGCCCTTTCTGGGTTTTGAGAGGCAAATTGAAAAGTAGTGCTGTCTTTTACCTGTTTAGATATTGGAGCTATTTTTTTCTCAACTGCAGTAATTTTCTTTTGAGCGCTTATTGCATCTTCTATTTCTGTTTTAACAACAGGAAACCTGTCTAAAACAGGCCCACTGTTTCTTAAAAAAGTCTGTGCCCTTGATGGAGTAAATTTATCATCAATAAATGCCTGCTGATTAAATTTATTTCTTAAATAATTTGCGGTTATATTTTGCGCCTCAGTAATTCCTTCAGAGTCTGCAAGCGCTCTGTCTATATCTCTACTTGCTAACGCTCCCCTTATTCCTGTTTTTCCAATAGATTTATCGAGAGTTAATTCTATATCTGTTTTGTATTCTCCAGTTGATTTTTTTTGCAACAAATCACCAACAGTGCCTTTGCTAAACTTATCGTGATATTGCTTACTAAAACTTCTTGCGTCAAAAATAGCCCTTCCAATTTCACCTTGTGGGCTTATTGAATCTAAATCTTTTAAAATAGTTTCGGCAACCTCACCAGCCAACCTCGCCTGATTAGAATTTGGGTTTATACCAGATACAGCATCTCTTTGCACGCTTCTAAGCTTTGAATATAAAGAATTGAGGTCTTTTACTTTTATAGGTCTATCTTTTTTTGCATATTTTTTTCTAAAAGAATTAACTTGATCGGGTATATCGCCTTTAAAAAACTCACCAAGTTTTTTTCTTTGCCCCAAAACTAAAGCAGATGTTTGGGGAACCTCAATTTCAGCCTGCTGCGGTATGCTATTCCAATATTGCTTTTCTTGCCTTCTAGCAGCCTGTTTTGCCTTTCTCAATTCTTCCCCTAAAATTATGCTTGCTTCTGCGTCATCTACATTACCTGCAACAACCTTTTTTTCAGCAGAAGTTTGTGCTGCTTTTACAAAATTGTTTAAAGTATTTTCAAAGGACGCAATTCTATTTTGCAGAAAAGATTGGGCTGCCTCTACAGACCCATCTTGCTGAAGATCACTCCTTGCTGTTGCTTCAGATTGTATCCTTTGTGCTTCTATTCTTGCAGCTAAAGACGGATCACTTTCCATTGCCTTGCGCTCAGCACGAATTAAATTTTCTTCACCTGTCATTTGGGCTGGGCTTAAACCAAGCTCAGTCTCTCTGCCCATTTGCTCTGCAATAATAGCAGCTCTTTCTTTCCCACCAGCTATTTCTTGAAAACGCTGTGAGGCTAACCGTGTGCCACCTGCCTCTGTAAACGGAGCTATTTGACCTAAGACAGCCCTGCCAGCCTGACGAATAGGCAAAACCTCACTCACACGACCAACGCCTTGTGCAGCTAATCTTGAGGCTTGTGGAATAACACCAGTTCCTAACCCACCGAAAACTCCAGCCACTTGTTGTGCGGTTTCACCATACCCTCTGCGCTCTGCTTCCGCTTGTGCCGCTCCCGCTCCAGCACCAGCAGAAAGCTCTGCTGCTACGCCACCAGTTGTGGCTAAAGATGGCGCAACTTGCCTTGCAACTCTACCAATAAGACCACCAGCTTGTTGTAGAGCTTGAGCGCCTTTTGCAACAGGAATGACTGCGGAAGCAGCCTGACCCAAACCTGCTGCAGCCCTCTCAGCCCTTCCCTGAGCTTCCCTTTCTGCAACGTCAATGCCACCAGCACGCATTGCTGATTTAAGACCATCAACTGCAGAACCAGTAATAGGGTCAAATGGATTTAAAAAATCTATAAGACCGCCAGCGCCTTCCGCAATCTCTTTATTTATTTGGCCCATAATTGATTTAAAACTAGGTCCAGTCTGCTGACTTACTTGAGCTTGTGTAGACGCGTTAAATGAAGCAGCAATTTTAGCAAGCTCTGCGGCATCCTCTGTATTGCCAGCAGCATCGGCTGCTCTTAAAGCCTGCATAACTTGATTAAAACTTACATTTGCCATTCTTTAACTTCCTAGTCTGGTGAAGGTAGCATGTTTTCTTGATAATACTTGTTAATTAAGCTTTGCTGTTCTGGAGAAACAGTAACCAAACCTGAAGGCGCTGAGCCTCCTACACTTTTTTCTAGCGCGTCTTGCAGCGATCTATAATCTCTTAACAAACCAGTTAAAGTTGGAAGCTGTGCTCTAGCATCTTTTTGTTGCTGCACAGATGCATTATTCTCACCTTTTGCAGAAAGCTGCGCGGCTTCAAAAGTTTCTTCTAAAAGCCTTACCGTGTTGCGAGTTTTTTGAAGCGCACGCTCAGGTCCAGTTGAAAATTCAGAAGGACTAACGGTTAATTTGTCTTTAATTTCTTGTCTTGTAAAGTTTGAAGGCTTGCCAGCAATATCAACACCAGCCATAATTGTTATTCTTGCTTGTAAGTTTTCTAAAGCTGCCTCTGCTTCCCCAGCCTTTGGAAATTTTTGACCTAAACCTATTGCGTCAGTCACCATATTTGAAACACTTTTAGCCCAACCTGACATTCCAAGGGAAGCAGATGGGTCTAAACCTTCAAAGGCTCCATCTTGTGACGGCTCATCTTTTGTTGCGTCTATTGCTGCCTGCGGTAAATCTTGAGAAATTATAGAGCCACTTGCCAAATCAAAAAGATTAGTTTTTCCAGATACAGGATCAGTAACCGCTTTAAATCTTCCATAAACAATACCAGTAGCAATTTCTCTTGGAACGCCTGTTTGAACTAACCCATCGACTTTAGTTTCAGCCACACTTTTTTTAGGAGTTTTTAATGCAAGCAACTCCTTTTGCTGCTCAAACTGTCTCTCCTGTGCGGCAAGAGTAAACATCTGTGACGCTGCAGATTTTGCATCTAGTGTGCCAGCTTTGACCAAGTTAGCTAACTCAGTTTGCCCAGCTTGCTCTAGCATATTAACTGTGCGGTTTTTGCGTAGATTCTCTACCCTCTCACCCCTAGCAGCCTGTAGCTGTGCAGGTAAGTTAGGGTCTGGGCGTATAGTCATGCTGTTAAGCCAGCTTGCAAAAGCACCTGCTTGGTCCTGTCTTTTTGCTTTGCGTTCCTGACCTGCTAAATCTTCTGGGCTGAAACTTAAGTTTTTTGGTGGTATTGCCATTTCTATCACCCCATTCCAGCCGCCATAAACGGTAATTTAAGATAATCAAACAAGCCTAGCTGCCTTGATTGTGTCGTTGTAGATTGATTAGGCACAACGCCAAGTGCAGCAAGTGGCGCAGTTAGTGAGGCCATTGGTGATCCTGTGTAGCCTAAATATTGCTGCCTTGCAGCATCTATAAGCTGCTGGTTAAGCGCTTGTTGCATTAAACCCTGCTGCATTTGTTGTTGTGATATATCTCTGCTAATGCCAAATGCTTGACCACCAAGCTGACCTAACTGACCTGCAGCACCAGTACGCGCAGCGCGATCACGCATTGCAGCATCTAGTGCAGTATTAAATCCAGCAGCACGTTGTTGCGCCGCAACATCTGCACCCATTCTACCAAACTCACCTGCAAGCACACCCTCTGCTACGCCCTGCCTTGAGCCGCCAAACGCGCCTGCTTGGGTTGCTCTTGCACCTAGCTGCTGAGATGCTAACTGACGCTGCCTTTCTATGTCTTGCTGAGTTCTATCAATAACTTGGCTTGTGTATGGGTTCATAAACGCACCAACATTAAGAGGTGCTTGCATTGCTCTTTGCGTACCACCTAATGCACCTTGCAATGCCCCTGCTGCTGCTTGGTTTACATTAAAGCCCTGCTGTGGCTGCATTGGCATAGGTTGATATGTTGCGCCTGCTTGCATTGCAGGTTGTGCTGCCATTGTTGGTGCTGGTGCTGCTGCGCCCATTTTACTATCCTTTCGCTGCTGCGATTTTTTCTATATCTTTAAGAATTGAGGAACTTATTTTCGTTTTTTCTTGAAACCGTTCAAGGTTTGGATACTTTTCCAAAAAGCTGTCTACGTAAGCACCCAAGTTACCTTCTTGCGCCGCCTTATCTAAAACCTTGCGCGTGGCTTTCATACCTTCTTTTTGAAGGGGTATGCTTTTCTGCTCCAAATTAGCCTGATCTGCCACCTGTGAAGTGGTCAACGTGCCAAACTGCCTTTCTAGCGCCATTGTCTGATCCCCAGCTAGTTGCGTGCCAGTGTCTAGCAGTGCCTGACCGCCAACTGATTGTATTAAGCCTGCTAACTCACCTTCCCTTCTTTGTGCAGCATTATCAGACGCTACTTGCCTCTGACGCACTTCTTCAATATATCTATTTTGCGCTTGCTGGCTAGGTTGACCAAATATATTTCCAAAAGAAATATCACCTAACGCACGACTCAGCACAGTCCCTTCTGGGTTATAGTTAGGGTCAGTGAGGCTGCGCGTTAAATCTGCTGCAAAACTTCCCTCACCTATGTCAGTTGCAGTTGCCTGACCAAATGCACCTGCTCTTGGATCATAGTAATCAGCTATGCCACCACCTGCATATTGAGTTGCCGTGCCGCCTCTTGTTACCCCAAATCGTTGATCTCTTTCTGCCTCTACAGCCCTTGCAACATCGGCAACTGACTGACCTGTGGAAGCGGCCTGCTCCCCATATCCGCTTGCTCTTTCTCTATTTCTTTCTGATTCTAATGCCCTAATTGCCTCAATTCTGCTTCTTAATGCATCTTGTTCGCTCATATCAAATCCAGTAGGAACAAAAGTTGTTCCATCATTAAGACCAAAATCTACAGTCCCAGCTAAGCCCAAGTCTGCTAAATATTTTAATTCTTGGTCTGTTAAAGAATCTATGGGCTGACCAGCTAAATCTAACGCTGTGCCGCCTATTGCAAAATCAGTACCGCCTAAGTCAACAACCCTAACGCCTTCATCTGTAACAGTTGAGATACCTGTGCCAGTACCTGTTCCCGTGCCAGTACCTGTGCCTGTGCCTGTACCTGTGCCAGTACCTGTTCCCGTGCCAGTACCTGTTCCCGTGCCAGTATCAATGATTCCATCATCTATCACGATAGGTGGGGGAACATAAGCACCGCTACCATAAGCACCTGAGTAGGGGTCAATAAACAGCGAGTCAATAAATGCTTTTTGGGCTGGTCTGCGCTGTCCTAATTCAAACTGCGCTTGCTCAAACATAGGTGCAGATGAATAGCCCCTTGTGCCACCTGCAAAGGTTTGTGGCGCAGGCACGCCAATATTGGCGGCTGTTGGTGCGCCAAATGCGCCAGCTAACTGCTGTGTTCCAGCAAATGCTGCTTCTTGTTGTGGAGAAAACGCTGCAACATCAGGACCGTAATAAGGCACATACCCTATTTGACTTATTCTCTGCGCCCTAGCTAGATTTTCTTTAGCAGCATCTTCAATGTACTGTGGCACTTCAACTGTTGAAGTTGTTGATCCGCCTTTACCGCCTGACATTATCCAATCTCCTTAATAAACGACGCATGCATTGGTTTCCAACCGTGTGCTTTTAAAGGTTTCTTCCATCCAAAACGTCCTGTTATCGTTATAGCTTCGCATCCTTGTGCTTTAGACCATGCTATCACATCTTTGTGCATATCCAAAAGCTGATCTAGCTCACCACCACCTAAAAACACATTTAACATCTTTTTTCTAGGATATACCACAATTTCTGTTACTATGCACCCCTTTGGCGCAGGCCACAACTGCATCTTGCCAGAAGTAATACCCTCAATCACATCAGAAAGGCTGTGTGTGCCGCCAGAATACTCCAGTGCAGCCTCTATCCAAGGCTGGCATCTATCTATCTCGCTTATGTGTGACATATCATTCATTTAACTAAAACGTACTTAGCGCAACGCGCTTCCAAATAGCTGTAGAACCATCATGTGAACCTGTGCAAATATATATATAATTTGTATCCCAAGCGATCATATTAGCAACATCCCCAGCAGCACCGACACTTGAAGCTGGTGCTGGTTGTTGTGTTGCAACTTGCCGAAATGCATTTGCAGAAGAAACAACAACATACTTCTTTGTTCTGTCCCAAAGCAAAACACCATCCTCTGCAGCTACAGAGCTAGCGTCTTTTGCGTCTAGCTGGTTAAGAGCGCTTGCAAGATAACGCCTTAGATTCTCACCCCACTGCGATAGGTTTTGCGTGATTGGTGGGATAACCCTCATCTGCGCCCACCAGCTTTGGCATTTATTCGCATAATTCCAACACGCCAATCTGCACTTCTTGCACCCTCAATGCGCATCCTTACTTGCCTACCAGTAAAGCGAACATCTGTAGGATTAGACATGGTAAACGGTCCATGCTCTGTCTCGCTTGCGTTTGGATGAAACCTTGTTTTAAACTTTGCCGTTACGTCACCTTGCGTTTTCTCATCAGGGATTAGGCTAGTTACACGCATTAGCCTGTCACCTGCACCTATGGCAATCGGGCCAGTTTCTGCAAATGGTGTGCCGCCACTATAGCTATGACCAATCTCATGCTCAAAAACATCTCCATCAGCGTCAACCCATAGCGGTTCTCTAAACACACCACTATCTACGCCAGATGTTCTATCTAACTGACCTATAGTCCATATGTTTTCTACATAGTCGTACACAACATAACGGTCACATTCTGTTGAGCCGCTGCTAGGGTAAAACCACCATATTTCATTCCATTGTGAATTTGGCACAGCAGCTATCTTACTGCGTTGATCATTGTTCATATCACTAAATAAATAATCACCAACTTCGCATGGTATTTCTGTTACAGCACCACCTGAGTAAATAAAGAAACTTCTGCGCCCCATCCAGATAACGCCAGCGTCAATAGAAGCTGCTGCTTTGGGTGCGATTAATCCGCAAGAAGTACCAACGCGCTCAAAGCCATATACAAAGGGTGGCCCTTGATATGTTGCTGTATGTGCATCTTGGTCTGTTAAAATAAGCGCTTGGCCTCTGGTTCTAAGCCCAGCCAAGATTGTGCCATTTGTCTGTAGCTCAATATCACCAGCCTGATTAGTCGCTGCTGCTGCCCACACTGTATTATCTTCTCTATCTGAAAACTGAACTTTTCTTGGGTTGCCGCCTGCACCTAATGCAAACACAAACCTTTCTTCAGTTACCATCATAGCAGTATTGCTGGTTGGCGCATTAGATAACGCTGCAGCATCTGAGCTAGAGCCAAGCTGCCATTCTAAAATCTTACCGTCATCTGTAGAACAAGCTAATAAATACTCACCCCAGTTATCCAGTGACCAAGTTGTAGCTGTTGCTATAACACCAGTATCAGAACGTGGCGTGCCGTAATACTCATTGCCATACGTGCCACCACCAAAACCTGCGTTGGTTGAGGCGGTTACTCTACCTGCAGTAAAACCAGAAGTGGGCGTTATATCATATATGGTATTGCCAGCAGTCATTACCTTTAGCGCGTTATGCATTCCTGCAGCAACATACCGATTGCCTGAGTTATCTTCCCAAGCAAGCATGCCTCTTACTGTTCCGCTAAAATCTACTGTGCCACGCTCTTGCCAGCCACCGATAGGACGCAAAGCATCTTCATGCCATCTGACTAGGTTTGCGTCACGCCACCTGCCTTGAGCCATATACTCAGTGCCGTTGCGATACACTCCTTTTGGTATCTGTAGGGGTATTAAAGGCATCTACCATGTCTCCCCCATTAAGGTTTCGTAGGCCAATCGTCATCACCCAAGTTGGGCCAGTTGTCATGCCCCGTTATGTCTCGCAAGGCTTGGCGATACGTGGTCATTTCGCTAGACATTGTAACGTCTGACAATGCGTAGAAGTCTGTCTCTGCAAGCTTGGCATCTCTTGTGGCTCTGTGACCTTCTGCAGTTTTAGCATCTAGTGTAGCTTGATATGCAGCTTCATGCTCTGCCTTGGTGGTTTTCTTGCCATCTTCATCTGTGGTATCAGCAAACATATCCTTTGCGACATACTTCTCAACCCAATTACCGTTGCTGTCTTGCTCAACGCCATCTCTTGCGCTGTATTGATATGCGCCTACTGTAGCGGCTGGGCTTGCCAGTACTGGGTCTATGTTCATAGCGTCACAAACATTTGCGCCCCATACTCTAGGCAATGACATTTGCGGAAATGCTGCTCTCCATTGCCCTTGAGATTTAACTTCGCCTGTTGTTCTTTCTCTGTATTCTGACATCAGTTGATACTCCTTTCGTCAGTTGATTTGTTATCTTGATCACTCTATGCGATTGCGTAGAAGATGTATTTATCGCCAGAATTGTTAATACTTGCCCCACTGTGGTTTATTATAAAACCCCCGCTATATGGGTCTAGCTTATCATCAGTAGTCGTTTCTGCACTGGTTGCATTTAGTTTTAAAAAAGGGTCATTTCCTGAGACAATACCTCTAACACTATCAAAAACCATCCAATTCCCAGTTCCATCACTACGTTTAATAAGCACAAACCTAGCACCTGATGAAAAACCACATTCTATTTGTTTTCCGTCTGTTCCGTCACCAGTATAACTCCCCACCTTAGACACCCCTGCTGCGGTAGCGAAAAGATAGGCCATATAGTTGTTACCGTTTGCATTATTATCGTTTCCATTACTAAATCCTGTGGTAAAAACAGTGGATGTGGGTGCTGTGTCATTCCAATAATTTGAAAAGTCAAATGCACCACCACTTCCATCTAAATATATAGATTTATCTTCTGGCGCACTTGCATCTAAATCTTTATGGTAAACACACCAATATGCTGCTCCAGTACCCTGTGGCCCTTCACGACATTTAAGCCATATCATTTCAGGCACAACGCCAAGGTTATGATTTATATTTCTTACACTATTATTACCGACATATGCAACTACATCAAAATAACTAGGTGCTCTCCGCCAAGACCAACCTATCCAAGTACTATAATTAAAAGCAGTTGACGTATGCATACCATCCATGTGATCAAATTGATCGTTATAGTTTTGATGGACTTCTGCATCTTGGTTGTCGGTTCTAAACATTTGACCTTCGCCACGCATTCTATCAAGAACATAATTATGCGATCCTGATTCTCTGCTATTGTAAATATGCATATCTACTGGAAAATTGGTATTAAATGTATTGCCATCTGTGCTTGCGTTCAAACCACTTGAAACACTAAAAAACTTAGTCGCATCAGTAGGTGCAGCTAGTGGGCCTCTGCGAATTGCAATGAATA